TTTAAACCATAGTCTAAATGTTTAGCCGCAAACATAACATACATTTCTTGTTGTATCTTAATAAATTCAACGCTTAAATCTGGGTATTCTTCCTCAAATTTATCTACTGCTGTTTTGTCTGGAATGAAACCACTAAAAGGCATTTTACCGCTTTTAGAATTCATAATTTCTCTATCGCTCATATCTTCGTGTTTTGTAACTGAACTACCCATTCATCATTAATTTTTTAGATGGTGTTTTATAATACAAATTTAGACAAGTAATTCTGTCATCGGCATCAACTAACATTGAAAGTGCTTCCTCAGCATTCTTATAATAATCCTCTGTTGAATGATCACCAATACCAACTCCTTTGTTACCTAATAAATCTAGTGATAGCAATGCTTTAGCTTTATCTGCTTCTGCAGATGTCATAAACATATTGTATAATTCTTTTGTCATTTTAATAATTGTTTAAGTTCTTTCTTTTCTATCCCCATACTTGTCAATATACGAATAATTTCACTGATATCCAATACTTCTATGTATTCTTTTGTTTCTTTTGATGAACACTCCCAATAGTTCCTTAAATATACTATTAATTCAGGGTTTGCCTTTTTTGTCTTTGATTTAACGTATTTATTCCATTTTTGATTTGTTGGAATATACTCTTTGTAAATATTATATATTTCCTTTTTATTTTGAGGTAAAATCGCTTGTGCTTCATTTACTATTTCTAAATAATTAGGATCCATAGATATAAACCTATGTACCATATAGCTATTCCAAATGTCCCAATCCTTTTCGTTAAAAGAGGATACGGGACGTTTGTTATAGTTTATTTCTTTAAGCCAGTCAAAGATGCTATTCATTTAGCAGAGTTCATCTTTAAGTTCTTCCCTTAATTCTACAGGAATACCTTCTCCTAATATTTTATTAGTTGTTGGGTCATAGAATACTGGGATTGGCATTATAGCATCATTATCTGTTCCTGCTATAAATTTTGAAATTCTTCTTAAAATTACCCCTGACATAAAGATGCTACTACCATCCTCGTTTTTAATTCCAGTAGTTGTTTTTAAATCAATTTGAGGTTGTGCTTGTGGTTGTTCCATTTTTTTATTATTTATTATTAATTAAATTTTGAATTAAACTCATTAGGTTGATTTCTTTATCTATTCTAAAATTAGCCTTATATTGGTGGTCGTTTATTAAAATAGCTGCTGTACCCTCTTTTCCAGGTAGAAATTTATCAGCATTATTATAAAAATATTTAAAAGCATCCTCAAAATCGTCAATGTTTGAATCCGCAATCGTTTGTCTAATAACTTTAAATGATGGTTTTGGTTTTAAAAGTTCCACCCCAATAACATCCAAATAGTTAGTAGAAATTGTTAAAGAGTCGTCTAACTCTAACTTCCCGTCTTTACTGCTTGTTTGAATCGTGTTAAGCATTTTACGTAAGTCTGGGTAGTATTGTTTTACAATTATACCAATGGCAGTAGGTTCGTATGTTATCGACTCTTGATCACAAATACTAGCTAAATGGATTGCTATTTCTTTTTTAGTGGGTGGTACTATTTTTAATACTTGACACCTTGATTGTAAAGGATCTATAATACGTTCTACATAATTACAAGTTAGGATAAACCTAGTTGTACGTGAAAACGTTTCTATAATATTTCTAAGGGATGCTTGTGCTTGAATAGTAAGAAAATCGGCTTCATCTAAAATAACTACCTTAATTGGTTCAAATGAGGCTACTGATGCGAAAGTTGCTACTTTATCTCTAATTGTCTCTATACCACGCTCATCAGAAGCGTTAATATACATATAATCACACTTTAGATTTTTGACAATTAATTTTGCTAAAGTAGTTTTTCCAGTTCCTGCTGGGCCAAATAATAGATAATTTTGAATATCGTTTTGTTCTAATTGTTTAGCTATTGATTTTTTTAAGTGAGGATTACCCACATAAGTATCAAGAGTTATAGGTCGATATTTTTCATTAAATAGTGTATTAGAGTCCGAACTCACCATAGATTGAATATTGTTTAATTGGTTCTGGTTTTACTTCTGATTCTGTTGTTGAGATTGCGTATAGTTCACTTTTTAAAGGGGCTAGTAAATAGTCTCCTTTAAATCCTGTTTTTACCATATATGCTTCTAAACAATCAGTTAATGTTTTATGTATAGGTCCGTCTGGTTCGTTTGCAACTAGTCTCCAACGATCTCCTGGTGCTTGTCTTCGAGCAATAAGAATATACTCATTTGTTATTATTTTTTCCATGATGTAAATATACGAAAAATAAATGGGGGAACCTAAATTCCCCCAATAAATTTACTTAGATTCTGCTACAGATGCTTTCTTGTAATCTGTAATTACTCTCTTAATTGCTTGTGCCGCCTTTCTAGCACGTCCTTGACTTGCTTTTGTGGTTCCTACATGCTCTTCTGCTAAAATGTTGAAGTTCTCTTCAATAATTTCAAAAATTTCTTGTTTGTTCATTCTTTTATTTATTTATTAATTATTAATTACTACATCATCCCCCCTGGTAAACTACCAGGTTCTGATGCTTTCTTTTCTTGTGTTAATGTACATTCTGTTAATAATACTGTTCCTGCTACAGAAGAAGCATTTTCTAATGCTAATCTTGTTACTTTAGTTGGATCAATAATACCAGCTTGTTTGAAATCTTCAATTACATCTGTTTTTAGGTTATATGACTCCCAAACTGTGTTTCCTTTAACTATATCACGAGCTAAAATACTAGATTCTGTTTTAGAAATTCCTGCGTTAGTTAAGATTTGTTCAAATGGTTTACCACATGCATCATAAACTATTTGAGCCCCAATACTATCCCCAGTGATTGATTCACGGGCAACTAATAATGCCTTTCCTCCCCCTGGTACAATACCTTCTTCAATAGCTGCCTTTGTAGCATGTAATGCATCATCAACTCTATCTTTTTTCTCTAACATCTCTGTTTCAGTATTACCACCAACATGAACAATAGCTACCCCACCAACAAATTTTGCTAGTCTATTTTGTAGTTGTTCTTTTTCGTAAGGTGATTTTGCCTTATTGATTTGTGTTTGTAATTCTTCAACACGTCCTTCAATATTTTCGATACTTCCTTTACCATCTACTATTGTTGTTTCCTCTTTGGTTACTGTTACATTTCGTGCCTCACCAAACCAATCCCAACTAAATTTATCAAGTTTCATTCCTTTATCTTTACTGAATACTTGACCTCCAGTTGTAACAGCAATGTCTTCTAAAACTAATTTTCTCTTATCTCCAAATTCTGGGGCTTTTACAGCACATACGTTAACTGTCCCTCTCATTTTATTTACTATCAAGGTAGCTAATGCTTCATTATCAATATCTTCAGCGATAATTAATAATGATTTTCCTTGTGATGATACTGCTTCTAAAATTGGTAATAATTCCTTAACAGTATTTAATCTATGATCCATAATTAGGATAGCAGGATTTTCTAAGAAAGCCGACATTGTATTGTTGTCAGTAACAAAATATGGAGATTTAAAACCTCTATCAAATTGCATTCCTTCTACTGTTTCAAGATAAGTATCTCCAGTTTTTGATTCAGCTATATGAACTACACCTTCTAACCCTACTTTATCAATTGCTTGGGCAATTAATTTCCCAGTTTCTGTGTCGTTGTTTGCAGATATTGAAGCAATTTGTTCTAGTTGACCTTCAGCTGATATATCTTCTGCTATGTTTTCTCTTAATGCATTTACAACCTCTTTAGTTGCTCTATCGATTTGTCTTTTAATCTCTACGGCGTTTTTTCCACTATCTAAGTGACTTAAACCTAAAGTAATCATATCGCGTGCTAGCAAAGTTGATGTGGTAGTACCATCACCCACTTTATCGGCTGTTTTAACTGCTGCTTGTCTTATTAATAATGTTCCTAATTCTTCACTAGGATCACTTAGTACAAAAGACTTAGCTACTGTTACACCATCCTTTGTTGATTGTGGTGGTTCCATACTACCCTTAAAAATAACAACATTTCTACCGTTTGGTCCTAATGTTGATACAACGGCATCTGCTAATTTATCAATACCAATTTTTAATTTAGTTCTAGCTTCCTTACCGTATAATATTTCGTTTTGCATAATTTTTTATTTTCCTTCTTCTGTTAATATTTCTTCTACCTTAGCTAATACTTGATTTTCAGGACCAATGTAATATTCTTCACCTTCAAATGGAAGCTTTGTAAATCCTTGTGTTGGTAGAACTACTTTATCCCCAATTTTTACTTGTGGTACTAACATTACTCCACTGATAGTGTATCTACCAGGACCTACAGCGATAACTTCACCAAAGGTATTTGTGTCTTTCCCCATGTCTGGGACAATAATGTTACCATAAACCGTTTCTTCAGTTTCAATGGGTTTAACGATAACTGCATCATAAAATGCTACTAACTCTCTCATCTACGTATTGTTTTAAATTATTACTCATTTGTTTGTAATTGTTGATATATTCTTCTAGACTACTAAAATTCCCAGTATCTGATTTTAGAGATGCTATTTTCATTAAGGCTTGTTCCATTCTGGGGTAATAGTATAGAGACTTTTCATAAGTCTTAGCAGTTCCCTCTTTAGCTCTAAAGTGGTTAGCATCTGATGTTACATTTTGTTTTACTGCATAACTATACTCATCTTTAGTGATGAAATAAGGTTCCAGTAAAGGATCAGAAATAGTGGTAATTGATTTACGTTTTGTAGTCATATAACTGTTTTTATATTAGACGTGAATATACGAATAATATTGCGCTAGGACACGCTTTTTTGGTAAAACTTTTATTTTATTATAATTATTTTTGCTTTTTTAGATTCCGCGACTGGGATAAATAAATGGAGCAAACCATTTTTCATTTTTGCTTCTAATTTATCGAGTTCGAATTTAGCTGCTACTTTATAACCTAAATTAAAAGATCGTTTAGATAATCCTTTATAGATGTATCCTGTATAATCTTCTTCTTCAGTTGGTTTATCGTAGATAATTTTTAAAAGATCCCCATCAATTTCTAATTGAATATCTTTTTTAGTTAGACCAGTACAGGCAACTTCAAAATGAAGCCCTTCATCGTCATAGTAAATATCTAGTGGGTGTGATTGTTTGCTTTCAAACGTAGTTGGTTGGAAAACGCCGTCTGCCTTGAAAAGGTTACGGAATAGTAAGTCGAACGGTGAACGTTCATTGGTTAATGTACTCATATCATTTAGTTTTGTGAGGCCGAAGCTCTCGGTTTATTTTTGTGAATATAACTGCGCGCCCTAGCTGCTGCAATATTAAATTCTATTATACGTATATAAAATTATTTCTTTGTATCAAAAAAGAATACTTGTGTTAACCTTGCGGTACTTACATCATGACCAAAATAAACAGGAGCAGCGTGACATAAGTTGGCATCCCAAATTACTAGTCTATTAAACACATTTCCTACCTTATCAACTTCAGAATATGGAGTTGAGTCTACAAAAGTATTTCCTTCGAATAATTTTAAATCTTCAGAATCATGTCTCGCTCCTGTTTTTGTATAAGCGTAGAATGAGGTACCCGCCTCGTAAGGTGCATTAGGGTTAAGATATATAGCACCCGCCCACATCTGATTATCAGCATGGTATACAGCACTTATTCCTGCTTTATGAGATTGAAATCTCCCATTCATAGAATAATCTTCCCATTTTGTAATTTCTTTTCCTATAACCTCTTCAAAAAGTTCTTTTAAACCATCATAAAAATGTTGTTTTCTAGTTCTTAAACCTAAATACCCTTCATCATCATAAAACCATTGACTTAAGGCATAATCTCTAACTTTATGGGGGTCTTCAAATACATTATCAACTACAAAAAATCTTTTAGTAGTGGTTTTGCTTAGTGGAAATTCATTTGTTCTCCTAAACCCAAAATCTCCTTTAGGGTCGCTGTCTGAAAAATTAATCTGTTCTTTCATTTCTTGCTATATAGTAAGTGCTTGATATATTATCAGATACAAATTCTAGTTTTACCATTCCCCTATCTGATAGTTTAAGGGTAGATGTTGTCATTTCTTTGTTTGAGTTCAATATTTCTTTAAATAAGTTAGCATCAAAAGGTATTGGGGTACCTAATAAACCTTTATCAATTTTACCTTGAATCTTGTATTGGATTTTATTTGAATAATTATTCCCATCACCGAATGTAAATTCACTTATTATATCCCCATCCTCATTATTAACAGCATTAAGGGTAAAGTAATTATAATCAGCTAGTGCATTTTTTGCTTTAATTAAACTATCCATATCAACCGTAGTTAAATCTAATTCCATCTCCCAAGTTTCAGGATCATTATAAAATTTTATTTTAGGGATAATTAAAGGATCAGATAATGAGTAACTAACATCAAACCCTAAATCCGCAATATTTAATTTTTGAGATAATGCCCCCTGTGTTTCACAGGTAACAAGTAACTCCCCACTAGTAATAGATATTAGTTTACTAAGTTTATTTGTATCAAAAACACCCAATTCACTATCGGGTAATTCGAAGTCTTTTAACTCTACCTTACAGGCACGTCCTGATTCCCCAGCAAATACTGTTAAGGTATTATCTTTGATTCTCCATTTTACTTGGTTAAATCTTCCATTTAAGTAATACTTTGAAATAAATGAAGCTAATAGGTTTTTATTTATCATAGTTGTAATATACGAAGTTATTTTTATATTTCAAAAGAATCTAAAGCATTTACGTAAGGGTTTATATCAAAACTCCACTGTAAATCGCTAAAGAAACCTTCTAGTTTGTTTAAGAGTATAGACTCAAATATCATATTTCTGTCTGCAAATTTTGCTAAGAAGTCTTCTATTTTTTTAGGCATATCATATTCTAAAAAGGCAAGCGCTTCAATCTTGTATGGGTTGTCTTTTAGATATACCCATTTAATTTTATCCGCATCTGTAATTAAATTGTGACTTCTATCTAATTCCCAAAATCTTAGTAAATCATTGTACTTAATAGACGCCCTAACTGAGGCTGGTGCTCCTTGTTTTCTATTTACACCAGGAGTCGTACTTGCTACTTGTATTATTTCTGTAAAAATCTCCCCTGCTCTTGGTTTACGGCCTGAGTATTTCCCTATTTTTTTAACGGATGTTGGGTTTCCTAGTTGTGATAATGAAATAGTACCATCTAATATTTTTTTCTTAAATACCTTTACCTGTGAGATTATTACATCTTTTTGTTCACCCTTTAATACTTGATGTAGTATTTTATTAAAAAATTCCCCTAATATTGGTGGGAAATTAGCTTTCATAAATTCTAACCCTTTAATATCTAATGATTCTTTTGCAATACCTTCTACTTTTGTAATCCACTGAGCATACCTTCGTGTGTTTCTAAAATAGGCTGAACGGATAACAGCCTCAGTCTTCATTTCTAGTCTATGGGATTCAACGTTGAAACATTCTTTTGCTAATTTATCATAGTGCTCTGTAATGATATCTTGGTATTTTAATGCTACTTTTTCTAATATATTATCCTTTTCAGTACCTTCGAATTCTTCAAAGTTAGGATATAAATGTAACAATAAGGGTTCAGCATTAAAGTAATTAGAGTCGGTGTCGACGTAAGCACAATAGTTAACATCACCATCATCACAAATAAACCAAGGTGTTTCTTCTAAATATTTCATTAATATTCTTTGTATGATTTTTCTTCTATTAAACCTGATGATGTTAAAATATTAATTAATTTTTTAACTTCACATCTCTTATCATTGGCAATATACACAGAACGAGCTAGTTCTACAAATTCTTTATCAAATATTTTTTCACGTTCGCAGTCTCTAATCCAATCCTCTATATCCCAAAGTTGGCTATTAATATGTGATAATTCAAGATAATGGTTTTGGAGTTGACCATCATGGTTTTCAAATAGTTCTTTAGCTAAAGGGTTTAAGGTATTAAATTCTTTGTGGATATTGACTAATTTTTCTTTATCCTCAATCATTTCCATTTTTATTTCTAAAATTGAAATTTTATCTAATAATTCTCCGTTTGATACTTCTATTAACATATGTTTAGTTTTAAAATGTTCTTTCTCCTGGGGTTTTGGCTACTGTTTTTGGTCTTTCTCCTTTAGAATCTACATCATTTCTTTCATCAAGGGTTACATTATACTTAACTCCAGCCACTTTAAACTCACCACCCTGTTTTATCATTTTTTTAAAAAAGTTTATTTGGGGTTCAGACCAACTTTCACTTCTTAAAATTAATTCCTCTTTGGGGATTGTTATACCTTCAGAGGTAATATGTTGGTTTTTTCTAATAGATTGTTTTTTAAGTGCCATAATATTATGTGATTTATGCGCATTTTACGCGCGTTTAACGCATTACCTCTTGGTTTGCGCGGGTTTATATGTTTAACGATTCTTTAAATTCTTTTGATAACTCACCACTTCGCATAATTTTATTCATATGTCGATTTGCTGCTAATGCACTTTCTTGTATAATCCGGTGACCTGATAATGTAATAGATTCACTTAAAATAGCATAATTCATACCATATCTAAATGAAGGTAGAGCAGTTGCACCATACAAACTATTTAATAAAATTTTCATTGTATATTGCATCAAGTGGTAGTGTTCTCCTCCTTCTTTATCTCCTGATTTATATGCATCTTTCATTTTATTCTTATACATAACCCTTTCTGTAAACCATTTATTTAAAATAGTAGATAGTACTGATTCTTTACCTGTGGAGAAAAAAGCACCATTTGCTGCTACGGCATATTTACCTTTTTTAACTGCTTTAATAATTTTACCTACCTCCCAACGTTGTTGGATACCTGCTGTAGTTTCAAATATTAAGGGTTGTGTTGGATCCATAGCTAACAAATCATTTAATCCTAAACGATTGTTTCTATCTCCCCCCTCACTTGGGTCTATAATTCTACCAACATATGTTTCTTTACCTATATTAATAGTCATTATAATTGAAGGATATAGTGATGTTAAATCTTCATCAAACATATACTTGTATAAACCTGCTGTAGGGCAAAATAACCAACCACCTGCATACCCTTGTTTCTTCTGTGGGTTTCTTTCTTTATTATTTGGTATAATACCTTGGGATAACAAGTAAGCTGAAATTGCTCCGTCTTGGGTTACACTATTAAAATATACTTCACTATAATTGTGTTTACCCTTATGGGAAATATTTTTTGTTAGTGCAAGGTATTGTAGTTTTTCATCTAATAGTTTTAGGATTTCTACATCTCGAAAGTTATATTCAACAAACTTATTGATATCATCCTCATATAAGTCATTTAAGTTACCATCATATTCGATCTTTTTTACCCCAGTATATTTGTCCCCAATAGCATCTAGTTTCCAACTTGGTTCATCCTTCCAACTATATTTCTTATGTAAGCGAATGTAATCTAAAGACTCAATACCTTTAATCTCAATAAACATATTAGATTTATAAAAGTATTGACTATATTTTTTAGAAGTAACTGGTTCGTTTATAATACCATAAAGGGGAGACATTTGATCCGCAACGTCTTTACCACAGACATTACAAATTCTATAATAAGTGTAAGGGTTATCAAAGTAATCACTATTATACCCAATCAAAATATCGGGTCTGATGTCTTGTATAATACCAACCCAATACATTAATAATTCAGCTTCAGTTTTAAAAGGTAAAACAACTTTTCCTTCTGTTTGTTTTGGTACTTTACCTTTAGGATCTAAAATTAAACACCCCCAACTATCCGACTGTTTGTGCCAAAATGCTATTGAGGTAATAGGCATAGGGGCACTTGCTATATAATCTTCGGTTAATGCACCTCCTATCTCACATTCAATATCATAAAATAATTCCTGATGTCCAGTTGATGGTTTATCATCAGTTCCATATTGTTCAATAAGGAATTTTTGATGGGTATTCATATCGTGGAAATGTAAGTTTGGTGTATTTTTTTCGGGTCTATTCCTGTTAAAAAACCATTTAGAAGTTGGTCTTAAGTTTTCACCATTAATCCCCTGGCAAGTATAGCTGTTATCATCTTCGACATAAGCTATATCTTCGTAAGGGACAACCTTATGTTCACCATCTGATTCCCACAAATGCATTTCCCATAAGTTGGTACCTAATTTTTTACCTTTATAACATTTTTTATACATATAACCCTTTTATTTATGTAAATATACGAAGGCTCCCTACAGGAGCCTAAGTTTTATATAATTGTTTCTGCTAGATAATTTTTAGCTAATTCATCAGTTGTAAAGAACTGGGTTAAATCAGGTCTGAAGTAATTTATATTTTTCATTACCTTCCTATCCCTTGTTCTATATACAACCCAATAATCACCTACTTTTTCAAGATGGCATGGCTCAGCTTGTTCTTTAGAGCGGAGGGTGATAGTCTCCAAGGCTTCTTCTTCAGTCTTACAAGATTTTGACATATTACTTGCTTGTACTTCTTGATACGCGGGCCATATCTTATCCTTAAGACCATGTAACATAGTACCGTTCCCAGTGGTAACATAAGTAAGGTCACACAAAGCATCCAAAATTTCCACGATGTCTCCGTTTTCGCAAGCTTGTCTATATTCTTCAAGTTCCTCAAGTACAAAGTCGTATACAAATTGCCACTCTTTCTTTTCGGGTATGGTTGGTTCATAAGCATTTGGTTTACCGAATGTTTGATTAAATATTTCTACTTCATTAACAAAAGGCACGTCTGCGGATTTTGGTAAGTTTTTAAAACCAAAATCTAATTTTGTTTGTTTTCCCATTAGGCAATTATCTTAATAATTTTAGTTTTTGCTATTTTAGTAATTGAAAAATTACTTTCTCCTTCAAAATCTTTAAATACTTTTGCTTCTGCGTCTGTTGGTGAGACAGCATCTACTAAATATTTTTCTGTTACTTTTTGGATTTTACCACTTTCATGTTCAATTGTTAACTTTACGTCTACTTGCCAATAATTCATAATTTATTTATTTAGTTTATTAGTATTTGTTTTGGGCATTGTTAACCCACCTATTAAATTTAAATCATCTCTTTCGTCCTGTCTTTCATCAGGTTCGTTTGCTAATAACTCATTAGCCATTTCTAACCACTCGGGTATATCTAATTGTTCTTTACTTGTTGGGTTTACTAAATA